ATTGCATTTCTAATAAATTGTCACTACGTAATCTAGTAATAAATCTTTTAGATGATTTTCGTAATTTTAATAAACTAGGAGCTGCGGCTCTAAACACTGATAATTCTGGATCATTTTCTGCTAAATTAGGAACAGCTTCAAAAACAGTGTCTTGAGCTAAATATGGAACGTTATACCAACTATCACCATCAGATTCTTCACATGATATAATATCAATAATGTTATTATCTGGTAATACTACTTTATCATATGCAATAGGACTACCAAATGTAAACGATGTGGTTTTTACAGTTCCAGAAACAGCCTTTGCTTTCTTTTTTAATAAATAATATATTGGTTGTTTTGTAGCATCATCTGTTTCATATATGGTAACTTCGGTTGGACTATTACTTGATGAATATGCAAAATTAACTGAATCTAAAGTTCTAAATACAGCAGCTCCATTATTTTGTTTTACTTGAAACCCTGGTTTAATATTTAATGCATAATTATAATCTGGTGCAACAGTAGTTCCAGAACCAATTGCAGGAACAAGTTGAAATACATCTAAATCAACATATGCAGGAATAGAATTTTTTGGTGTATATCCTAATTCTTTTGCAATATCAAATATATTAGTTCGTTCTGTTGCTTGTTCTAATAAAGATTCTTTTATATTATTATCTGCATAATAAGATAATACATCACCAACATATGAAGCCATTTCCATGAATAACATACCCGGTGATGATTCATTAAAATCAGTAAATGTTTCTGGAAAATATTGTTTTGTAAAGTCTATTAGATTTTTTCGAAATTGACCAAAATCTTTATTAATATATGTTATATCTTTTTTTACGTCCATGTTTATTCTATTGTTATAGTAGATGAATCTTCCTTGGCAATTATAGTAATAGTATCAGTACTAAATCCGTCAACTGTATATGTTAATTGTATTTTAATAGTATGTATTAATGATGGATCGTCATTTACATTTAATATTTCTAGATTCTCAACTATGATATATGGTAACCAACTACTTAAAGCAGATTCAATTTCTATAGAAATATTTTCTTTTATATCATCTACAGCTGGTTGAAATACCATGCTTAATAAATTAGTACCAAAATTAATTTGATTGTATCGTTCACCTTTTCTTGTTAATAATAAATTTCTAATATTAGCTTTAGCATTATCATTAGTTGTATATAAAATTTTAAATATACCGGCGTTACCAAACGTTGCATCCACACCTAATCCTATTTCAGATTTAGTTGTTATGTCATCAACAGTTTGTATACGATATGCCATTATAATGCAAACCCTTTCTTTTTCTTGTTATCCATTGCTTTCATTAATCCTGAATAGTCACGAGTCATTGCTTTTGCAATAACAGGATCAACTACCATATCTTTACCAGTATCAGGATCTGCCATTACTGACGGTGCTGAATTACCTCTTATCATTCCAAATCCTTGTGAATCATTAGAATTAAATGACATATCTGGCATTCCTTCTTTCATTAAATCTGCATATGATGTAGTGCCTCGTTCTGTAGCAGCTGGTGTTTCGTTTAATATATCTGCGTATTTATTGTTACCATACATTACCTTGTTCTTTGATTTTTTCTGTTTAGGCTTTGTATTGTGTTTTGACTCTGTTTGTAATTGCGTAACTGTGGATTGTAATCCTTCACGAAGAATTTCAGATAGTTCTTCTTTAATAACCTCACGTACGGCTGATTTAAGTGCTTGTACAAGTGCATTAGATTTCATATGTATTCTTTTTTATTATAAATATGTATGATGTTAATTAATTGGTCCTCCCCAAGTATCTCGAGATTTTTTTGGACCATATGGTGTATTGGTTTGTATATCTATATAGTAATCTCCAGGTTTACCTAATTCGGCCGGCGGTGCACCAGCTTGTTTATAAACCTGACTAGGAGCTTCTTGTAGTGACGTTAATAAATCTTGTTGTTCTTGTACTAGTTGTTGTATTGTATTACTACGTTGAACTAAATCAGGTTCTGAAACATTTACATCTCGATAAAATTCAGATGATAATAAATCATTATAATCATCTACATCATCTACATCATCTATACCAGATCCATCCGATAAGTTAGGTATATCTAATTCTATATCTTCATCACAAGCCCTATTTAATTTTGCTATAGCAGCAAGTAAAGGAGGTACCAACGTTTCTAATTTAGACAATGTTTGTATTGGTACAGCTTGTAATGGTATTACTGCAGCAACTGCATTTGCAATTAACTCATCTTGTACAGCTTCTGCTTGTGCTGCTATATACTGTGCAACTGTTGCTGGATTTGATAATTGTGCAACTGCAATTGCAGCTTTAATTGACTGAGCCGTAGTTATTACAGTTTTTACTATACTAATTATATTTTGTACTTGCGGAATAGTTTCTTGAACTTTTTGAATCCCTTTTGTTACTTGCTCTAAATCAGCTTTCATTTTTTCAATTCGAGGATCATCACATTTAATACTTTTAGGAAGTTTTACAGAATCAGTAATCACTTCTTTAGTTGCATCTAGAGTTTGTTCAACTAATTTATTAAACTGTTGTTGTATTATATCAACTCCTATAGCTGGTAATTTTGTTATTTCATCTAATGGTGGTGGTACTGCCATATTAATATGTATTTTTATTTATAAAATATTTAGAACTTAATAATTCTTGTAATTGTGTTTGTGCTTTTTCTGCATATTGAGTGTCAAGAAAAGAACCATATACCGATCCACATCGTACTAGTCCGCCTAACTGATTGAGTATATTTTGTAATATATTTAATAAAACATCACCATGCACCATTGATTCGGTAGCATCTTCTCCTCCTAATTTTATATCACCAGTCGAATTCAATATTATTCCCAATGGAGAATCAATAACTACTAAATCAGTTCGTGCTTTTAATATAACACGATCAGAAACACCTAATAGTTGTGAACCTATATAATTAGTTTCATTTCCAGCTGGAGTTATAGCCCCAGTTAATGAATTAGGTTGTTCATTGCTTCCTAGTACCAAAGGTATCTTTTGTGTGCTAGTTAAATATAATGAAGACTTATCTGTGTTTATATCTTCAGTTACAAATTGTTTATCTTCCTTATAGTTTCTTCCATTAGAAAGAATAAGAATTGGATCTCCATTGTTATTACCACGCCAATTTCCTGATTCAGAATAATCATCTTTGAAATCTATAGTACTACTAAATCGTATACTATTACCAAAACGACCTTCCATCATTAAATCACCACGATATGGTTGTAAAGGCGATACTTTATAATTTTCTTCTTCAAATTTTTCGTCTAACACCAATTCTTCGTTAACTGTTGGTAGAATATTATTATTAATATTGGAACTTACTGCAATTGGTAACATGTAATACCATTGTGGATATGTTTCATCTAAAGTAGATTCATGATTAAACGTTTGAAATATAAGAACAGATTCGCCAGGAATTGGTATCTGTTTAATATTAGTATTAGCTGGTTTAACATTTTTTATATTTTGTGGACGACCATTTAATGAATATTGAACATCTATTGCAAATAACATATCTGCACCAGTTATTGAATCTTCAGTTTTACCTATAGGATACTCATCATCTTCATTACGTTTATATGTATCACCAACACTTTCTTTTTGCTTTACTTCAGCTACATATAAAACAGCATCAAATAATCCATCATGATTTGGCATTAGTATCCCTTAACTTTGATTTTGCTTCTGCAATTTTTTGATTAATTTCACGTTCTTCTTCTGCAATCTTTTCAATTTCATCTTCTAATTCATGTGAAAGAGTTGTTTCTGCAATATTAATTAATTGTTGTTTTTCTTCATCTGATAGCAGTGAGTCAGCACCTGTTATAGTTTGTGTAGTAGATATATAACGTTGAACTATAGCAGTTAATTTAACTAGATGATCATCATTCTTAACGGCAACATCTAAATATTCTTTTATTAATGGTACTATAATAGTAGCATCTGATGCATTACGAATTAATGGTTGTAACTGAGATATGAGTTGATTTATCTGCCTATCCTTCTTTTTGGAATTGTGATAAACATCATGCATAAGGTCAGCAAAACTGGTTCCTTTAAATATTTCATCATTTCTATCC